TGACCCGCGCGAAGCCAGCAAGACCGGCGAAGACTACAGCATTTGCGGCGATTGCATCATGCGCGGCACCCCGACCGCGGATCCGGCGCGCAAGATTGCCAAGGGCCGCCGCTGCTATGTCAATCTCGGACAAGGCGTCTTGATCACATGGAAAGCGTACAAGCGCGGCGTATACGCGCCCGGCGATGCGCGTGCCATGGGCCGCGGCCGGTTTGTCCGCGTTGGCACGTACGGCGACCCGGGCGCAGCGCCACAGGCCGTTTGGGATGAATTGCTTTCCGAAGCGGACACTTGGACCGCGTACAGCCACCAAAGCGGCTGGAGGCCCGATATCGCCATGCAATCCGCCGATGATCTGGCCATGGCGCAAAGCCATTGGCGCGCGGGCCGCCGGACATTTCGCGTTGTTCCGTCGCTGGCGGATATCGTGCCAAGCCGCGAAGCAATCTGCCCGGCATCAAAAGAGGCGGGGCGCCGCGTGCAATGCACCGCGTGCAAGCTTTGCAAAGGCAGCACGGCCGCGAAATCTATTGCAATCGTGGAGCACCGGTGATGGATCCGGACGCATACATGGGAAACCCCGCCGCACTGGCGGGGTTAACCCCAGACGAGCTGGATTCCTACATGCTCTGGACATGGGTCAAGGGCCGCAAGGCCGAATACGGCGTCTTCCTGCGCGAGTGGCAGAGGCGCAGCCCCGACCAGCGAAACCCGCCCCCGGCCGACTAGGCCGGGGCACTTTGCAAAGTTTGCAAAGTTTGCAAACACAGGCGCAGGGCCACAGGGCCGCAGGGCATAAGTCCAGTTTTCGCGCGCCTTATAGCCAGCGCCGCAGGGCCGCAGAGCCGCAGAGCCGCAGGACCTCAAAAATTTCCGACCAATCATCCAAAAAACATAGGCGCAGGGCCGCAAGACCGCGGTCCTCGGTAAGTGTCAGTAAATAAAGGCTTTTGTTTCTCGAACCGCGGTGCGAAGCAAGAACGAAGCTGACCCCTCCCGATGAAATTCTCTTCACAGCAAAGGCCTTCTGACTGGGCCGGAGATTTAGCCGATTGAGATTTACTTCAGATAAGTCCAGATCGTCCGTTGGATATAGCCAGTTTGGAATTTGCAAAGTTTGCAAAGTTTCTGGCGTAGTTTGCAAAGCTTTCAGCTCCACCCACAGATCAATCCCGCCCCACGTCACCAATACGTCAGGCATACCCGTGCCGGATCGGTTCTCAATCCTCTGCGCCGTCGCCCCCGTCGGTAAGTTCTTCCGCATCGATGTCCAAAGTCTCGCTTCCGGCGTCTGTGCCAATGAATGCCTCCACAGGTGTTTTCGGCGTGATGTCTTTCAAAGACGCAAGCTGCGGGTATCGTTCGAGCAGCGTCTCCAAACGGCCCACGATCTGTTCGCGGGTCATGTCGTCGATGGTGTTGATCTGTTCGCGACGGTCAACCGTCAGGCCACCCAACACGGACCGAAGCTTTTCAGCATTGATGGCGGCGGAATACTGGTTCGCCGCTTCTGCGCCATGTGACAGATCAGACAGACGTTTCAGCTGACCCTCCAGCGTCACCCCGTACCTGCGCTGCCGCTGTTCCTGTAGCTCACGGATCAAGGCAACCACATGCGGGCTCCGCTCTGGGTCCAAAAGAAGCTGGCCGTATCCAGCCGGAGTGTTTGATTTGTACCCCGCCTCACGAACGCACTGCGTCAAGGTGTAGATGCCTTCGACATACAGCTCCGCAAACTTACGCATTCGCATCGTCAGATGCCTGCCCGTGTCGATCTCAATCTGCTGTTCTTCGTGCGTCTTCACACTCAAGGGGACCGGCTCCCTTTTCTTCGTCCCCTCTTTCAGAGCTCGGCCCGCCCCCTTGGGGATGCCCATCTCTTCCATGTCTTCGACAAGCTTTGTCCTTCGCTTTGGCATGACCTGCCCTCCTTCTTCGCTTGTGTTATATCAACAAGCTTCAAGGTCTGGCAACTTCATGTGTGCAAGAAGATAATGCGCATTGGTGCCCCGTTCGAGAATGCCTTTGCGCTGATCCTCAACGGCCTCCTCCAAAGTTTCACAAGTGCTGTAATAAGTCTCACGTCTGCCGCGAACATCTGGTGGCAGGTAGACTTTGAATTTGCGCATGTATGTGCCTTGCGTGGGATGCTTATCCCAGAGCTCGTATATGTACCGGTATCCGGTGGCTGAGTACCTCACCATGTCCCGGGACGGTTTGTGAAATCTCGGTCTCGGAAGATTGGGGTTTATCTCGCCGTGCTCATCGAATAAAATATCAGCCATCGGGCCGTTGCTCCATGTGGTTCGATCTGGGGGTCGGGCGTTACAGCGCCGCGGCCCCCTTCTTTGTTACACACGGGGCTGTCAAAAGCAATTCCCCTATAGTCCCCCCACCGTTTTTCCCCTCGTTTTTCACGTAAAATCGAACGTTTTCAGGAGGCACTAGAGAGGGGGGTGTTTACATGGAGTTTGAGATTTACATGAAAAACAGAGGGTGTTTACAAATAGGGGGGTAAAAATATGTAAACATTTACATGACGAAAACCAAGAATGTAAACACTAAAACATAGAAAAAACAAGGGGTTACAAGAGATGTTTACGTGTTTACATGGAAATCGCAAGAATAAAGAAAAAAACATGAGAGCGAAAATCCCAGAAACGGTTCTATAGGTAAACACGTAAACACCGGTCCGAGGTCCGCGGGCCGTAAACCGCTGCCCCTGATGTAAAGCGTTTTGTAAACCCGTCGGACACTAAACTCTGAAATCGTCTTGACCTCCCCGCTTCTTGTGCATTATACACAAGTTGTTGGAAACCAGAGGAGGTCGCCATGTGTGACGGAATACCCCCAGAGAAGAGAGAGCTTGCGCGTTGCTTCCATGCAGCGTCGGATCAGCTGCCCAGCAAACTGTCGATCATGGACATGTCTGTGTTCTTCTGCGGTTTGATGGACGGCTACGGTCTGACATTTCCTGAGAAGAAGGATTTGATCCTGCTGATGGCGAACGCGATTGCTGCGCGAAACGAGATGGAAGAGGGAGGGTCTCAAAATGAAAAGCTTCACTGATTTGGCACAGCACTTGAAGGGCCAAGGGCCGCGGTCCGCGGACCGTGTATCGACGTCTGAGAATGAGGGGTCTTCGCCCCGTGATTTGTCTCCTGCGGTTTCCCGTGGGTTGGCGTCGATGGCTGCGCAATTTTCGTTGGACGAGCCTGTGATCCGGCGTGGTGTTGTGGAGTTGGTTCACAAGGGTGGCAGTGCGTTTGCGGTTTTGGGTTCGGGTGACACGGTATTTGTGACCCGTTCGATTGCGCGTCGTTTGGGTTTGTCTGAGGGTGATGTTTTGGAGATGACGATTGTTGGCAACTACAAGGATTCGGCTACGGAGAATGTTCCGTACCGTGCGTTGTTTGCGGTTCGGTCATCGGCACCTCTGCATCGTGAGGAGGCTGTGGTTTCGCCTGTGCAGTCGGAGATGGAGCTGACGGCCCCGGAACCAGCGCCTGCCCCTTCTGTCCCGCCTGCCCCTCGCCTGCCGGGCCTGAAGCCGGGGAGCTTCGCGGATCACATTGGCCCGGAGATGCTGGCGATGATGAAGCCGGAATTCCTGTATCGGGCGCGCGACTTTGCGCATCTTGTTCCGGAGAACCATTCGAAGAAGCTGACCAATGTTCTGGAGGCTCTTCTGGCCATTGGCCGCGTGCAGCGGATCTCGTTGCATTCTTCGCCGGACAAGAAGGCGGGTCGTTTGTACTGGTGTTTGGCGTCCCAAGGTCCGCGGATCTTGGAGGGTGTGCTTGCGAACGACGGTGACGATGAAGAAGGTTCAGATGACTGATCTGGAGCGCATTTTGGATGAGCTCGGGGTCCGGGAGCCGCGGTTCGAGGATCGCGGCACACCGTCTCGGGTATGTGGAACGAAGAGCCCGGGTAATTCCCCGGCATGGTATAAGGAGGGTTTGGAATGTCCTTTCTGAGGATTACGGATTTGGAAGCAATTCCTGCGGAGGAGTTGCGGTCGGCGGCGCAGGTTGAGGCGCGGGCGGCGTTGATGGCGCACAGGGGCCACGCGCGGCGTGCGGCGGCGGCATTGGGTTGGAAGCCCCAGAAGGTGTACGACATCATTCATCGTTGGCGGAGCCACGGGGCGCTGCCCCCGCCCCCGCCTCGGTGCCCTGTGCAGCAGCGCATCTACCACCGTTCGATGTCCTTCGGGCGGACCTACCCGGCGCTGTCGCGTTCATCATTTGAGCTGCGCGCGTGGCTGGCCAAGGAGGTGCCGGAGGGCGGTACGCTGGTGGACTTCCTGATGGCGCTGGCCGAGGACCACGTTGTGGAGATGGAGGCCCAGAAATGAGCCAGATGGGTAATCACGTTCTGCATTTGTCGGAGACGTACAACATGGTCGATTGTCCGCGGTGCGCGGGCCTTGGGTCGTCGTCGGAGTGTCCGATGTGTGAGGGTCGTGGTCAGGTGCGGCAATGCTGCCCTGCCTGCGGCGAGGAGATGAGCAAGTGGGAGGCCCTGCAGGCCATGGTCTGCACGGAATGCATGGAGGGATGACGATGGGAAAGAAGCATGCGCTGGCGCGGCTGATGAAGCTGGAGGCGTGGCTGGACACCGACGAGGAGGTGCTGGCGGCGATGAACGAGGAACAGAGGTTGGATCATGAGTTCATCCTTGTTCAGGTGCGGAAGGCGATTGAGGAGTTGAACGATGGCTAAGTGGAACCTGACCCTGTGCGACATGCACCGCGTGGAGGCCCAGCACCTGCTCGACAGGCTGCGAATTGCGATGGCGGCGCTGGATGTGGTCATCAAGATCGGCCGCGGTGCGGAAGGGGAGACGGATGTGGCGGAGGAGATTGCTGCCATGACGGTTGCGGCGGAGCGGGCATTGGCGAGGATTGAGGGCGATGAGTGAGGTTGCGAGGATCGGCCCTGCCGATGACGGGGTTCAGCGGTTTTACCGACTGTATGCGCGGAGGTCCGCAGACTTCGTGGTTTTTGAGTCCGACTTTTGCTGCCGCACCTTGGGTGGTGCGGCTGCGGAGAACCAAGCCAGAAAAGAGGCAGAGTGGTTAATGAAAACTTGCAAGCCTGCATACGATCAGGTCCGCATCACCCTGCACGTTGTCCATCCAATCATGGAGAAGGGGTTTGAAGATGAGTGACGATCTTGTCGAACAGTTGGATAAGCTAGCTCGGAGAGCGGAGACCTCGAACATCCATGTGCAGGAGTTCCGCATGATGCGGTCCGAAGGCGTGGCTGACATAATTTACGAGGCCAAGTTTCGCATCGAAGAACTGGAGGAACGCCTCAAGGCGGCGACAGATGACGCCAAGGAAGCCGAGGCTTATGCGGCGGAGATGGAGGAAAAACTGGCTGAGATTTACTTCCGAGCCGACCGCATCGAAGAACTTGAGGCGAAGCTGGCGAAGGCGGTGGAGGCTTTGGAGGGTATGATGATGCACATGCCAGACTTTGCAGACACAGTGTGGATTGATGCCCGCACCACCCTCGCAGAACTGAAAGGGGAGACCGATGCAGCCTGATTGGGAAAACTTCGCCAAGGCCGTGCTGACAGACTGGCCGACAGGTGATCTGGACGGCTCTGTTCTGTTCGACTTGTCGCTGCAATACGGCATGATCCAAGAGGTGCCGGGTGGATATAACTCTGACCACCACATTGACGCCGATTGCATCTGCCCCGAAGAAGGCGACCCTTGGTATGAATACACCTTCCGAGGCAAAGCTGGGCCTGGGCTGTATTCCATTTCTGACATGACCAAGCGCATCCAAGAATTGCATGACGAGAACGCACGGCTTCGTGATGCCGTTTACATTGATGACTTGACTGTAACCTTGCAGGGGAAAGACAGAGCCGTTGCGATTGCAGGAATGGAGCGGGCTTTAGACTTAATCAATGCAGACCTAACGCAAGAAGCAAAAGTGGCTCTGCGCACCACCCTCGCAGAACTGAAAGGAGAGAAGGATGAGTGACGATCTGGTGAAGCGGCTGCGTGACGACAGTGGCGACTGGCTGACTGACCTAGCAGCCGACCGCATCGAAGAACTGGAGGCCAAGCTGGATTGGGTTATCACGGAACGGGACGAGACTTTTGCTTTGATGCTGGACCGTGCACAAACAGCGGAGGCCAAGCTGGCGAAGGCGGTAACTAGCCTACAGCACATTGCGGCAAATAAGATCACCGATGAACTTACCGTAATTGAGTGGGACACTCATGACACATTTACGGTGTTGGATACGTGTATTTCCAACGCCCGCACCACCCTCGCAGAACTGAAAGGAGAGAAGGATGCCTGATGATATGACACTGGACGATATGACAATGGTCGGCTGTGATGGCATACGGCGCAGCTTTGACGAACATTTCGATACTATGATGATGGTGGAGCAAGACCCTTCAGGTGCGCACCACGCCATACATAACCAACACGCCCGCATCGAAGAACTGGAGGCCAAGCTGGCGAAGGCGGTGGAGGCTTTAGAGAAGCTGGCACGGCTTGGCAATGGCGACCGTTATGGCAACAGCGACGGCAACACGATAGCCCGCACCACCCTCGCAGAACTGAAAGGAGAGAAGGATGCCTGACAATCGCGGCGTCAACGAAGCGCTGCGGCGGGCGGGGTACAAGTGCCTCCCCGACTGGTGGGTGACTGAAGCAGAGTTTGACGTGATCTACCGAATGGCGCACAATCATGAGGAGCATATCAATGAGATCCGAGCATTTTATCGCAACCGGGACCGCGACGATGCCACATCACCAGTACCTGACGGGGAGCCAGATTGATGTCATTGCGAAGCTGATGCCGCGGGTGCAGTACCTGCAAGAACGCGGACTGACGCGTCAGCAGATTATCGACACGCTGGTAATAGCGGAGGGCTGGTCGCACGGCGCAGTGATGGACACGTTGGATCGGATTAAGCGGACAAACCCCAATCGTGGCACACCCACTTGACCACAAAGGTTCCCGGCGGCAGCGCCGGGGCCAGCGCATTTGAGATATAGTTCTCGGTGGCCACTTCGCACATTTCCAGCGTTTCGAACGCTGGCGCAGGGGGCGTATGGCATTCCCCTGACATAACGCAAATGAGGATTACCGGACTGAACATACCCCAAGGGTATCACACATCTGGCCAATCACCAAACCAAAGCCGATGGTGCAGCCAGCTGTTGCGGCAGTGACGCCTACCAAACAGAAGTACAAGGGCCGCGGTTCGCGGCCCTTTGTTCAATCTCCGATGCCATGCCCACGCGCACCAAGAACAGTTGCGCCCGGTCAAGGCGTAGTGTGTGATCCGGGAAAGGTCAGCTACCCACCGCATATCCGTGTGTTGGTCTCGTTGTGGACGATGATGTCTACGAGGAGACTACGATCATTTTGCAACAGCCAATCAACGGTGGTGCTGTCGTCAAAATACAGCTTCGAAGCTATATCGCAGTAGCTGTCACTGGTCTTTACGCACCCAGCGGCGGGCAAGATCAGAAAGACGGGGATCATCCATAGCTTCGACCTCATCTGCGGCCTCCTTGGCTGTCTTGTAGTTGTCCAAACGGTTGGCATCGATCTTCGCCTGCTGACGGGCGATGCCACGCTGAACACCGGACATGTAGACACCGAAGACACCGGCCACGAAGGCCAGTGCCACCAGCAAATACAACTGAACCTTAGCGCCGACCATCATTCCACGCCTTCAGCCGTTCCCGCATAATCCATAGGGCGAGCAGTGCAACAAGAACGCAGCCTGCGATAGCAATCAGCTGTGCGTTACCGTCCAAAGTCGCGACGGCACCAACTCCGCCGCCGATGGCACCGGCAATTTGACCAGCGCTCGCCTTCACCGTGCTGGACTGTGCAGGTTTCTCGCGTGGCTTGTCAATCTCAACCCTGCCAACGGGCTGGTCGAGGTTGGCCGTGATCAGTGCAGCCTCTGCCTCGCGTCGGCGCGTCAATCCGCGCAACACTTTGCCGCCCGCTTTGTTCCACCATGTGACAGCTTCGGCGGAACCCTCCACGTCGCCTGCGTTCCAGCGTTTCAATGCTGTGCTCTTGATGAAAGACTGCCAGCCAATATTATACGATAGGCTAACGTAGGCACCAAATTGGTCTGGGTTCGGTTTGATGGCAAAATGTGGCTGGATATTGCCAGCAAACCGCATCACGCCCTCGCGCAGCATGTCTTCTGCCTGTTGCGCGGTCCATACATCACCGGGTGATACACCGGGCCCGAAGCCTGCGTCGTTTGTGTACCCGTAACCAATGGTCAAGACGCCCACAGGATCGCGGTACGCGTTCAAGCGGAGCCCTTCAAATTCTTTGATCAGTTCCAATGCCTTATCGCTAATCGGCCAAGGTTCCATGTGCCGTGTCCTTTTCTGCCATCGCCAGAGGTCCGAGGTCATAGTACCATGGGCATATCGGCGTTGCCACAACCGTCAGACAGGCTGGCGAATTGTTGACAATGCACAAGGAGGGCGGTATGGAAAACGAGGAAGCGACAGTTGTGGCGATCAACTGCGTGTCACGTCAGGTGCTGTTGGAAGATGGCACAATGATCCCGATCACAAACTTCTTCGACGAAGACGGGGATGACTGTGATCCGGACGACGCGATAGTGATCGTCGCAGGGCGCGAAGGATTTGGATACCTCACCATCGAACTGTTCGATGACTTTGAGGAAGTCCTTTTGCACTAGGAGAAGATCTGCACATGGCAGACCGCAAACAATTTCGAAACGTGGCACTCTCGCTGGAGGATCACGCCCGCCTTCGCCAGATGGCGAAGGCGGAGAACCGGTCGATCACTGGCCAGTTGACGTACATGATTTGGAAAGCTCACGATTCCTTTTCGCAAGAAATCTCTTCCGGCGGGCAATCGTTTTCAGACCGCGCCCGCGAGGCATGAACACCTTCGGGTCAAGCCTCGGGCGATACTGAAAAGAACCAAGCTCCGCCAAGGTCAGGCACATGTTCGCTTGGAACAGAACCTCGGCGACCTTTGGTTCAAGACCGCTCCAATACGCGAACTGTCGTAAGGCTTCCTTGCGGTGCAGGTAGCCGCGTCGATACCAGTAGACGGCTTGATACATCTTCCATTGGATCAGCTTTTCTTCGGCGTTAGCTTCAACCATTCGCGTGCCTCCTCTCCAAGAACAGCGGCGGACATGACCATCTTGTTGCGTAGCGCCTGAACGATGCGTTCATCGATGGTGTTGTCCGCAATCAAGTCGATGTACGTCACTGGCTTACGCTGACCGATGCGGTGCGCGCGGTCCTCGGACTGCACGCGTGTCTCCAGATCGAAGTCGTTGGACACATAGATCACAGTATTCGCTGCCGTCAGGGTGATGCCGTAGGCACCCGTCTTGTTGCTGACGAAGAACCGAAGCGGATCGTTTGGGTCTTGGAACCGACGCACGATCTCCTGCCGTTCTGGTGTCGGCGTGTCGCCGTAGAACATGGCCGCGGTCCCCGGGCCGTGGGCCTTCTCCAGCGCATCCTTGAGTGCTTTCATTTCGTACCTGAACCGAGACCACAGAATCACCTTGCCGTCGGTCTCTTCGATGCACTCCAGCACCGTGTCGATCCGGCGAGTTGGGATGTCGATCATTTCATGGTCGTCGTTTTTCAGGTGACCAGCAAGCACCTGTTGCATGCGCAACATCTTGGTGATGACCTCTTGCGCTGTGACCAGACCCCCTTCTTCGACGAACGTGAACGCATCGTTGCGCAGTTCGTTGTAGTATTTGATCTGGTCCGGGGTCAGCGGTACGCTGCGCGTGGTGTAGATCTTCTCGGGCAGGTCGAGGCACTCTTCTTTCAGCACTCGGTAAGACCACCTGCTGATGCGCTGACTGAGTTCGTCGATGTTGCGGTAGCCCACGATCTGCTGGAAGCTGTGCGCCCCCATGGTCCGCTTCTTCAGGATCGCGTACCGCGCTTGGAATGCGAAGAAGCTGTCGTACCCCAAAAGGTTTGGGTCGAGGAACGCGGCCTGTGCGTAGATGTCCAACGGGTTCTTGGTAACCGGGGACCCGGTCAATAGCCGACGGTAGCGAAAGCCTTTGCTTATCTTGCATAGGGATTTTGTGCGTTTGGCTTTCGGATTTTTTATGGTGGTGCTTTCGTCGATGCCGATCAAGCCTCGGGCCCCGTACTTGCGGGCAATCCACTCGCCTGCCTTCACACCTTTCGGTGTGGAAAACGCTTCGACGTTCATGACGAAGATCGTCAGGACCCCGGGCCGCGGTTCGCGGAGCGCGGACATCTCCGCCTCCTGCGTTTTATTTGGGTTCGCGTACCACTGTATGACACGGTACGCTACATCATCGCTGAAATGCTCCGGAATCTCTTTCCGAATCCAGTTGCCATACACACCTTTCGGCGCAATGATCAGGGCGAAATCTATTTCACCCTCGTTGGCCAGCGTTGCGATGGTGTCGATCAGAACCTTCGACTTGCCTGCGCCCATCTCCATGAAGAACCCAAAGTTTTGCTGGGTAATGCTGCGACCGAGGGCCTCTCGCTGATGCTGATACGGCTCGGTCTTAAATTTGTAGTTGACGTCCATGATCACCTCCTATAGCGTGGCATAGCGCATCAAGACTTGTGCGTCAAACACAAACCTGAAGAGGATGTAACTTATGAACGACCTATTCGAAGACATGTTCGAGGATATCGTGGATGATGCCGCGGCTCTCGAAACATTGGACAAGGCAGACATGCAGACGCTGTCCTCCGCTGTCCGTCGGCTCCGCCAGATCGAACTGGATCTGGAGAATGCCGAGAACCACCTGAAGCATCTCAAGCAGCAGAAGCACCAAGTCAGCAGCGAGGTCATCCCGCAGCTGATGGATCAGATGGGTGTGGAACGCGTGGATGTTGACGGTCTCACATGCACCAAGAAGCAAGTGGTGCATGCATCGATCCCAAATGATCGCAAGGAAGAAGCGTTCGAGTGGCTGCGGGAGCAGGGCTGCGACGACATCATCAAGAACGACGTGACCGTTTCGTTCGGTCGCGGCCAAGACAACGAGGTGGGCAACGTCATTGGCCTGCTTCGCGACATGGGTCACAACCCGGATCAGAAGACACAGGTACACCCGATGACGCTGAAGGCGTTTGTTCGGGAGCGTGTCGAGAACGGCAAGCCCATCGACCTCGACATGTTCGGGGCCTTTATCTCCAACGTAGCACAGATCAAGAGGAAGTGATCATGAGCACCGCAGTTGCAAAAGCAAAAAGCACCGAGTTGTCGGCCGATCTGATGGACGACATGATGGAAGACGCAGGCGTCGGCACAACGTTTGACGCCAACGATCTTCTGATCCCGTTCGTTCGTCTGGCACAGAGCCTGTCGCCGCAGGTCAACAAGAAGAAGCCCGAGTACATCGAAGGGCTTGAGGTGGGCGATGCCTACAACAACGTGACTGGCGAGTTCTGGAAGGGGGAGGAAGGCTTCAAGGTCATCCCATGCTACCAGACCACCAAGTATCTGGAGTTCGTCCCGCGTGAAAGCGGCGGTGGCATGGTTGGTGAAATCCACGCCAACGATCCGATCCTGCAGCAGACCCGCCGGGAGGGCGGCAAAGAGACGCTGCCCAACGGCAATGAGCTGGTCAAGACCGACCAACACTTCTGCCTGCTGCTGGGAGACGAGGGCATGTTCCAGCCGGTGGTGGTGGACATGAAGTCCACACAGCTGAAGGTGTCGCGCCGCTGGAAAACGCAGATCACCATGCGGAAGATCAAGCACCCGAAGACCGGGCGACTGATGACGCCGCCGCTGTTCTCCTGCATCTGGCACCTCAAGGCGGTGGAAGAGAACAACGACAAGGGCGACTTCTACAACTGGACCGTCAACTTCGACAGCATGGTCGGAGATGCCGATCTGTACAATGAGGCCAAGTCTTTCCGTCAACAGATTGAAGGCGGCATGGTTAAGACGCAGGAGGATCGTCCTCCCGTGGACATGAACGGCAGTGCCGGTGCCCATCGCACCGACGACCTCGGGGAAGATATCCCGTTTTAATATCGACCGCTGCGGGGGACATTCCCCCGCAGCACACTGCTGTAGCCAACAGAGACAGGAGAGACCATGAGTAGCGTGAAGCGCTTCATGGCTGCTTTCGCCGGATCGGAAGCAGCCCACGGTCAAACCGTCGTTGGAAGAACCAAGCGGAATGGAAAGGCAGAGGCAAAGAGTTTCATCGTCCGCGAGCCGCTGACGGAGAAGAAAGTTGCGCTGCATTTATCTGGTGGCCAAGGGGTCGGGGCGATACCGATCAACGTGGAAAACCAGTGCAAGTTTGGAGCCATCGACGTTGACGACTACGACCTAGATCTCCGTGACGTAGTCCGGAGGGTAAACACTTCAAAGGTTCCGCTGGTGGTGTGTCGCTCAAAGTCAGGGGGTGCGCATCTGTACCTGTTCCTTCGAACGTGGGTGGACGCCGCAATCCTTCGAGAGTACCTGACCGAGATATCTTCGGCGCTGGGATTCTCAGGCCGTGAGATATTCCCAAAGCAGGACACGGTTCTTTTGGAACGGGGTGACGTAGGCAACTTCATCAACCTACCGTACCAGAACGCGGAGAATACGCTGCGGTACGCACTGGACGAGAACGGTGACGCACTGACTTTGGAAGAGTTTCTCGACACCGTTGAGAAGAAGCGCTGCAATCTCGCCGACCTTGAACCCATTATGCTTCGGAATGCAAAGCAGGACGAGGCGGCGGATATGAAAAACTTCCCGCCATGCATGCAACGGATCGTTGCGATGGGCGGGTGGGAACTGAACCGGAACATCGGTCTCTTCCATGTCGGGTGTTCGATGAAGAAAGCCTACCCTGACGCTTGGAAACAGGCGTTGGAGGAATGGAACACGCGCCACATGAGCCCACCCCTTCCCGCGGAAGAGGTCGCCGTAATCCAGAAACAGCTGGACAAGAAGGACTATGGGTTCAAGTGCAACGAGAAACCCATGGCGGACTACTGCGACAAGGAGCTGTGCCGACAAGTCAAATACGGTATCGGCTCCGGAGGCATCAGCTTCCCGACCCTGACGGGCCTGACCATCATGATGTCCGATCCCCGGGTCTACTACGTCAACGTGGACGGCAAGCGTCTGGAGCTGAATGTGAATGAGCTTAACTCTCCCCGGGAGTTTCAGAAGAAAGCTCTGAACGATCTCAGTATCCGACCCCAGATGATGAAGGATGCTGACTGGGGGATACTGGTCAACAAGCTTCTGGCCGAGGCAGTCGAAATAGACGTGCCCCCTGAAGCAACAAAGCGCGGTCGGTTCCTTGAGCACCTCGAAGAGTTCTGCACCGGGCGCGTGCGCGCCATGTCCCCGGAAGAGGTGCAGATGAACAAGCCTTGGACAGACAAGGGCGAACACTTCTTCAAGATGAAAGCCCTGATGGACTTTCTGAAGAAGAAAGAGTTCGGAGAAATGAACCACGCGCAGGTGCTTGAAGAACTCAAGCGGATATCTGACGGCGAAGACCCGATGTCACACATCGCCATCCGCAAAGAGGACGGTTCGAGATCAACGGTTCGTGTGTGCAAGATACCCGCGTTCTCCCACGTGGAGGTGGAAGTGAAGTTGGATGAAACAAGAGGCGGCTTCGTGCCGTTCTAGGAGGAAGACATGAGCAAGGACAAAGGGCGTTTGAAATTCCCAACCATCGACGAACGGCTGATGACGTTGGAGCAGGTCGCTGACTGGCTGTACGTATCACCGTCCACGATCTATCGCTGGGAGCAGGCCGAGATGATGCCGAGGCGCATCTGTTTGGGCGATCCCGATGACCCCAAAGCAGCGCGCAGGTTCCTTAAGAAGGAGCTGGACGAGTGGCTGATGTCTCGGCCGCGGGGCGCGGGCCGACTTCCGGAGGAGCTTCGTCCGCAGATGGAAGGACAGCCCAAGGCGGAGACCACCGCGGATGCGGAGGATTGACGCATGGATGTTATCCTCGGTCCTCCGGGCTGTGGCAAGACACACCGCCTAATCGAAGAGGTGAAGAAGGAGCTTGAGTCTGGCACCGCGCCGGAACGCATTGGCTTTGCCTCGTTTACCAAGAAGGCTGTGGACGAGGCGCTGACCCGGATTTGCACGGAGTTCGGTCTGTCCAAGAAGCGCTTTCCTTTTGTTCGGACACTGCATTCCATGTGCTTTGTAGCCCTTGGGCTACAGCGCTCTGATGTCATGGCTCCGTCAGACTGGAAACAGTTTGGCGAGGAGATGGGGTTCGACATGATCGGCACCTCGCGGTCTGCCTTGGAGGATGGATTAATCCTTCCGGGTAGTACACGGGAAGGAGACAGGTATCTCTCGGCGATTGAACGGGCGCGCCTGCGCTGCGTCCCCATCGAACAGGAGATCAACGATACCCGGCAGGGAGATTTGTACGTACCGCTGCTGTACAAGATGCAGGGGCTGATGTTCGAGTACCTGCATCAGATGGGTAAGTTCACCTTCACCGATATGCTGGATCAATTCTTGTCAGTGGGCGAAGCACCAAAGCTCCGACTGTTGATCATCGACGAGGCACAGGACCTGACGCCGCTGCAGTGGAAAGTGGTGTTCAAGCTTGCGCGGTCCGCGGACCATGTGATTGTGGCCGGGGACGACGATCAGGCGATCCACCGGTGGGCGGGCGTGGAGCCGCACCAGTTCACGCACATCGCCCGGCACGCCGAGGTCTTGCGACAAAGTTACCGGCTACCGCAGCCAGTGTTCGATCTTTCGCAGCGCATCGTGCATCGGATCCCGGGCCGCGTGCAGAAGCCCTACAGTCCTGCCTCACACAACGGGAGTGTCATGTGGCACAGCGACGTGTATTCTGTGCCACTTGGCGAGGGCAGCTGGACCTTCATGGCCCGGACCAACGCACAGGTGGCCAACTGGGCGGCCGAAATGAGGGAGCAGGGTTACCTGTTCGAGGTCAACGGGTACAGCTCTGTGCGCAAGCGGACGGCCCGTGCGCTGCGCCTGTGGGGCATCATACAGCGCGGGGGTTACCTGACCCACAGCGAAGCCATGGCGCTGTACGACGAGCTACCGAAGCAGGGGGACGCACGGGCGTTCGACGAAGACTCCCCGGCCCGCCTGAAGATGGCAGACCCGGACGACAAGTACACGTACCAGATCTTGTACAAGGACTATGGACTGCGACTGAAGCAGGACACGCACCCGCTGGTGGCGCTGGACCTCAGTGTGGAAGACAGGCGGTACGTCGCAGCCCTGCAGCGACGGGGAGAGAACCTCGAAGCCCCGGCCCGAATCAAACTCAGCACGATCCATTCGATGAAGGGCGGAGAGGATGACAACATCGTGGTCGATCTGGCCACGACACGCCGCATCGAAGAGGGTGACCACCCGGAAGACGAGCACCGGGTGTTCTACGTGGGCGTCACCCGCGCCCGCCACAACCTACACATCTTGCAGACAGGAGCACGGTACAACTATGGCATATGACACGTGCCTTGAAGGCAAAAAACACGATCAGGAAAAAATCCGCATGGACCTTGTTCCGCCGGAGGCGGTCGAGGCACTGGCCACAGTACTGACCTTCGGCGCCGACAAGTACGGAGACAGAAACTGGGAGCTCGGCATGAGCTGGGGCCGGGTTTTTGGGGCTCTGATGCGCCACATGTGGGCTTGGTGGAAGGGGGAGGGGGTTGATCCAGAGACAGGCATGTCTCACCTCTGGCACGCGCTGTGCTGCATAGCGTTCCTTGTCGCCTACGAAGAAAGAAACATAGGCACGGATGACCGTGCCCCTGCCGCGAAGGAGGGCAAAGAACAGTGAAACCGATGCAATACAAAATTGTTCGGGCCTGTTGGCTTCACGAGTTGGAGCGGTTGGTACAAGAAACGATGAGGGATGGATGGGTGCCGCAAGGCGGGCCTTTTAAGACTGGCTATAGTGACGTTGCCTTGGGGCAAGCAATGATCAAGACGGTTGAATCCGGGGAGGCCTCTGATGGTTAAGGACAGATACGACAGCAGCACCGACGACTTCCTTCTGCGGCACGACCTGACAGACATTGAGGTGGAGTGGTCCGCGCCGACAGAGCTGCCGGACCTGACCCAGTGCAAGACCATTGCGGTTGACCTCGAAACCCGCGATCCGAGGATCAAGGAGCGCGGCCCGGGGTGGGCGACAAAGACGGGCGAGATCATTGGGATTGCTGTAGCCGCGGGCGACTTCCACGGCTACTTCCCGATCCGGCACCAGACAGGCCCGAACCTTGACACCAAGATGGTGCTTCGCTGGCTGAACGATCACATGAAGCGCCCGGAAATCACCAAGGTCTGCCACAATGCGCAGTACGACATCGGCTGGATGCGGGCCGAGGGCATCGATGTGAAGGGCAAGATCATCGATACCATGCTGGCAGCGGCTGTCGTTGATGAGAACCGCTGGAGCTACGGTCTGGACAACCTCGGTCGCGATCTTCTCGGTGCCCGCAAGGACGAGAAGATGCTGCGGAAGGCGGCCCAGCAGTTCGGCGTGGACCCCAAGGCGCAGATGTACAAGCTGCCCGCCCGCTACGTGGGTGGATATGCCGAACAGGATGCGGTGCTGACACTCAAGCTGTGGCACCACCTGATGGCCGAGATCGACAAGCAGGACCTGTGGTCCGTGTTCGAACTGGAGACGCGCGTGCTGCCTGCCCTGATCGACATGCGTCTCCATGGTGTGCGTGTGGACGTAGACGGGGCCGATGCTGCCAAGAAACAACTGACGAAACGGTACAAAGAGCTGCAGTCTTTTGTGAAGGACCGCACCGGTGTTGAGGTCGAGCCGTGGGCCGCGGACAGCGTGAAGCAGGTCTTTGAAAAGCTGGGCCTGTACTACCAGACAACGGAGAAGGGCCAGCCGTCGTTCACCAAAGACTTCATGCGGGACCACCAGCATGAGGTGCCCCGGGCCATCAACAGCATGCGCGAGACGGACAAGGCGCGGAACACGTTCCTTGAAAACATCATCAGCTTTTCGAACAAGGGGCGGATCCACTGCGAGTTCCACCAGCTGAAGAGCGATGACGGCGGCACGGTGACGGGCAGGATGTCTTGCTCCAACCCCAATCTACAACAGATCCCGGCCCGCGATCCGGAGGTCAAGAAGATGATCCGGGGTTTGTTCCTTCCGGACGAAGGGTGCCGTTGGGGAAGCTTCGATTATTCTTCGCAAGAACCGCGGATGTTAGTTCATTTTGCTGCGCAACTTCCGGACCGGATGCGCCATCCGATGATCGACACCATCGTCGATGAATACAAGCAGGGAGATGCGGACCTGCACCAGATGGTGGCAGATATGGCAGGCATCAGCCGGAAGCAGGCGAAGACAATCAACCTCGGCATTATGTACGGCATGGGCAAGGCAAAGCTGGCGGACCAGATGGGACTGTCTGTGGACGAGGCCTCGGCCCTGTTGGAGAAGTACCACGAAGAGGTGCCGTTCGTGAAAGGTATCGCTGATGTGGCGTCAAAGCAGGCGGACAAGCACGGTCAGATACGAACCATCGGCGGACGTTTGTGCCGTTTCGATCTTTGGGAACCCTCCAGCTTCGGGTACAATAAACCCATGCGGTATGAGGAAGCTCAAAAAGCATATGGTGGGGTCAACCGCTTGCGGCGGGCGTTCACCTACAAGGCCCTCAACCGCTTGATCCAAGGATCGTCAGCCGACCAGACGAAGACGGCGTTGGCCGTGGCCTACGAGAGCGGCAAGCTGCCGCTCCTGCAGGTCCACGACGAACTGTGTTTCAATGTCTCCAGCGACAAGGACATCCCCGAGATCGTGGAGATCATGGAAAACTGCCTGCCGCTTGCCGTTCCCAGCAAAGTCGATGCTGACATCCAGAGCAACTGGGGAGACGTAGACTGACTACTGTTGCTGCAACCGACGCTGGATTTCAGCGTTACGGGCCTGAGAAATCGGGTCCGCTCCAAGGAGCTCCAAGGGAGCGGGAGGTTGACCAGCTGGTGTCCGCGGAGGCTGTGGGGCCGCGGGCACTGGCACTGATTCGATAGCGGGCACCGGCGGTGCCGCGGTCGGTGCCGCCGGTGTTCTCAATTCCAAAAAGGGATTGACCTCGGCCGGTTCTCCAAACAGCTCTGTCTCCTGAACCTCGCCCCGCTGCCGCTGCAGATACCGCTCCGGGCTCAAGGTTTCGCCGCGGCGATCCGCGGACATGCGGTTCAATGTTCCCCAGTCTACATCACGTGTGACACGGCGACGGTCTTCCTGCGACATCTGCAGGGCAACCTCTTTCTTGATCTCGCGCGAAGTCGTACCCGGGTAGAACTCGCCCCGCATGATGGCGTTCACTTCCTTCCGGCCGAGGTTCGCTTTCTGGATCAGATTGCGACGGATCTCTTGATCCGAAAGGCCCAAGGTCCGCGCTGCGAGAATGTCGGCATAAAGCTTCGACTGTTCCCGGTACAGGGCGTTCAGGTAGTTGTCCCACCCACGCGTGATGTCTTGAGGCGTGCTGTCCGCAGCACGGATGATTCGGTTGGCTGCGGTCTTGGCTTCCGAACGGCGGGGCGCGTAGGCAAGGCCGCTGAACTCGAAGTCCCGCTTCAGGTTCATCTCCATCGGGGTGAAGCCGGTCACCTGCCGGGCCAATTCCTCGAAGGTGTTGTATTCCTGACCACGCGGCCCGGGAACCTCTGACATGGCACGGGTCAGGCGGCCCGGCTGCAGTTCCCCGAGGCGCGTGGTTGCACCAAGTTTGAGGTACGCCGGGACCAAGCTGTCTGTGACATGCAGGAAACCCTCAGACACCTGCGTGCCAAGGGAGTCGGTGTCGTTGTAGATCTTCGCGCCAGTGCTGGTCTGGCCGCCCCGGCCAACGCCAAGGCTGGCGAGACCGCCACTGGGCAGCACGTCCCGGACACGTTCGAAGACAATCGATTCAGCTGCGAACGGGTCAAGGAGCGCGGCGAGGCTGGAGAAGGCACCGGCGGCAATCTGTTCTGCTTCGCTTTTGTCCAGACGACCCTTCTCTTGGTACTGCCGCAGCCCGGCCTGAAGCGCGTCGGTAACAAAGCCGTACGGTGCGACGTAGCTGAGGTCGATGTACTTGAGGTTACCCTCGCCGTCGTTGTCGATCACAAGAATGTCGTGGCCGTCCATGTACGGAGGCAGCTGCTGGTACATCGCCTCCATCTGTTCCGGAGATACACCGTTCGCCATCATCGATGCGCGGACCATGGCCTTCGGTGCGATGGCCGCGACAGACAGGTAGCCCGCCAGCCGCTGCGCACCAAGGGCACGAATTTGACGTTCGAATGTGCGCGCTGCCTGCTCGCCCATGGCCTGCCGGATCTCAGGACTGACCGTGTACGCCATCTCCTTCAGACCGCGGTCGAGGATGTTGACCGAGTTGCGGATGTTTTCGGAGGCGAACGAGGTAAAGTTCCCGAAGAACGGAATACGATCCAGCTGGCGCACAGCTTCCCCGACCCGGCCGTAGATAGGCATCGTGTCTTTGACGATGTCGGCCGCCATGACTTCGACCGCGGTCAGCGGTGCGGCACCCGCAGGCATCGCACGCTCCAGCGCCTCCGATGTCATACGCTTCCCAAGACCTTGGCTGACCATGTCGCCCAGCAGGGTGGAGTATTGGTCAGGATCAAGGCCCGAGGACCGCAGTGCCTCGGTCAGCTTGGCCTCTTCGGCCATGACCGCCACGCCTTTGAAGAAGGAGTCTGATCCCTGCGCCAAGTTTTCCATGAACTGGCTGAACTTGGTGAAGGGCTTCAGCATCTTGGTCTCAGCCAGACGCTCGCGTCCCTTCTTGAACGCAGCGGAGGCCCCGACACCCGGTCCCTCGGACACGTAGTCTTTGATCGCGCTGATCAGAAGGTTGCTGTCCTGTGTCCCAGACAGTTCCAGTTTGCGTTTCAGGCGCGCCAGCCCCGCCTCGTCCAGCTTGGCGAGGTCGTCCATGAACAACGAGAACATGGTCGGCACGTCCATCTCGCGTGAGAAGTTGGCGTTGCCCATGAGCATGGCGGTGTTGCCGAGGATATCCCGAACACGGGACGCTGGGTTGGGAACGATCAGCTGCTTCTGCGAGAAGCCGCGGATCTGGTTGAGTATAGCCAGAGCCTCGGACACAAACCCGGTATTCAGCTGCAATGGCGCAGTCAGCACACGCTCCAGTTCCGGAGCCACATAGGCCCCGGACAGGGTTCCGTACTTGCCGCCGAAGACAGAGCTTGCGTCAGACTCCCCGAGTTTGACGTAGCCCATGTCCGACAGAACCTGCTCCGCCGCCGCGGCCTGATCAACGCGACCCGCGCGGCCCGGGGCAAACCCAGACAGAGCTGCTTCGTACTCCTGCTGAGTCATGGTTACCGGATCGGGAACCCGTACGACCATGGGCCGACCGCCGTTGCGCAACTGATCCACCGCTCGGGACAGATCGACGGTGTTGCCAGAACGGGCGAGCCGTTCGAAGAAGTCAGAAGAAGCGCTGGTCTTGGCAAGCTTTTCAACGGTGGTGACGAAGAGTTCGTCAGGGTCAGTGATCTCGCCCATCAGTGCCCGAAGGGCAGGGCTCTGATCCACCAGCGGTTTGCGCTTAATAAACATTTCGTCGCTGATCTTTAACAGCGGCGAGTTCTTGGCAAAGAAGTTGCCCTTTTTGCCAAGCGTCTTCTCCGTGGCGGTGGAGATCAGATTGTCCAAAGCCGTCTTGGGATCAACACCCTGCTTAATACTGGTCAGGCCCAAGATATCCAGAACTGTGTTGCGAGCCGTTTCTTCCGGAACGATGGTGCTACCCCGGGAAAGATTGGCGCGAACTTCTTGAACCGCCTCTTGAAACTTCGGAGAGTTGAGGAGGTCTTCCTTTTGGAAACCTTTGTAGAAAGACACCGGGTCTTCGTACACTTGGAACAGGCGGTTCAGGTAGCCCTGCTCTGCCTGCATGCTGCCGCGCATGTCCTCTAGTGCAGCTCTTGCAAGGTCCGCGCGCGACTGGCCAACACCCGTGATGATGGTGTCGTCCATCCCGCCAAACTGCGCGGCCTCGCCAACGGTGGGTCGCTGGGCAACACGCTCCAGTTCGGACATCATCCGGTCCTGCATTTGAACGCGCAGATCAATCAGGCGATTGGCAGCGTCAATCGCCTCTTGTCCGTACGGGCGAAGAGCATCCTCGTTGCCCATCAGGAAACGACGGAAGTCCTGCTTCGCGGTCTCCTTGTCGATGACGGTGCCGTTGCGGGCCATGGCCTTGATCGCTTTTTTGGCGACCGTGTCGTACTCTTTCAGAAGGCGCACAGCCTCGCGCTTGGCCGCATCGCCAAGGGTAATGCTGTCTTCGATCTCCTGCCAGACACGCGGGTCCGCGCCGCGGCTGGGGCTGAACCCACGCTTCAACGCATCCGTCACCTTGCCTGCGCCGGGCAGGCGGGACAGGCCGGTGCCCATCAGATCGAAACCTTGAGTGATCCCACGGGCCAAGGTTGAAGTGGCCGAAGAAACACCGGGCACGGTCCCAAGGCCGCGGACCGCGCGGCTTGCCCCAAAGAGCCCTGCATCGAAGCCCAAGGACATGGCAGAGGCTTCCGCACCTTGACGCAGCTTGTTGCGCATGCGGCGGAAAGCTTCATCCCGGCCCGACAACCCGGTGTCCGCTTCGGTACGTAGACTATCAGGAAGGAACGTGAAGCTGTCGGCCATGGTCGAACGGCCGTCGGGGGATACGACGGTTTCAAAAACTCCCGCCGCGCCAGCAGTGGTCCCGAACAGCTTGGCCTTGTTGCCAAGGACCGCCTTGCCTGCAGCACTTTCCCCGAACCGGTCGGCCGACTTCATGAAACGACTGCGCGCAGTCCCGACCCGTGCGCCTTTGGCGGCAAGGTTGGCGCGGTTAAGCCATCCTGCAATCGGAATGAACCCGAGGCCGAAGGACAAAATCTCTTCGGTAGCCTTGCCTGCCCCACCCTGCGGCACCGCACCGAGGAACTCCTTGGTGCCTTCGAAGAAGTCCGTCACGTCCCGGGAGGTGTCCGTGTCGAGGGCACTGTCCAAACCAAGAGCGCCGAGTTCCACAACACCCTGCACAAGAGAGATGGGCGCAGCAACTACGCCGCGCCCAACATCAGCAAGGGCCGAGGTCTGAGGTTCTTCTTCGGCCGGGACGCCAAACAGACCTTGGTCTTCTACAGGTTCCCCAAAGAGCTCTTCAGCCATGTTGCCTCCTACGGCTTACGGCGCTTTTGACCGTTCTGAATGAACTCAGCCCCGGAAGGAAGTGCGTCAAACTCTTCTCTGGTTGTGATCACTGGAAGCTCCGTGCCCGGAGTACCAACCACAGGGGAGACAGCGCCTCCGGCCTGCGCGGAAGGAGCTTGCGGCGCAGCGGTGACTGCGGCGAGCCGTGCGTTGGCCAGCGCCGCCTGCACGTTTCCGGGGTTGTTTTCCAACTCCGCACTCAGGGTTGTTCGAAAGACGTCGTTGTACAGGTATTCCTGCCGCTGCTTCTCGCCCTCTGGGGTGTCTTCCCGGGCCTCGTTTTTCATGGCCTGAAGTATCATCTCCGTTTCGCGGTCATACGCCCTTCCGGCTGCGCGTGCTTCGGCATCGGCCGCAGCAGCTTCGCTGGACATCGCAGCTTCAAGGGCCGCGGTCTTCAGGTCCCGCTGCTCCTGACGGCGAGCCTCGGCAGACTCGGACATGCTCTTCAGCCCGGTCAGAGCACCCTGTGCAAAGTTCGTCAGGGGGTTCGGGCTCTGCCCTGCGGCGATGGCAAGAAACATCATGGCAAGAGACATCATTTTGTCCCGGGCCCGGTCCTCATCGTCGATGCCATAAATCTCTTTGAACAGCGCAAGATTTTCCGTGTACCGCGACCGCAAGTCTTTCTTGGATTTGGGCTCGGGATCCTGAAGCTGCCTGTCGGTGGCCGCGGCGATCTTGCGAGAAAGATCTTCCGGGGCGGCGGCATCGGCGCTCATCTTTTTGTCGAGGACTGCGTCCGCGGCCTTTTTTGCAAGTTCTTCATCGGCCCGCTTTTCGCGGCCCAAAGCACCGCGATCACGAGGTCCCGAAGGCATACCTCCGCCAAGGTTGCTGAGATCACGGGGCTCTTGTGCTCCGCCCGTTGCTTCCGTGCGGATACGCATTTCGTTGATAACGTCGTCGCGATAAATTACCGGAAGCTTGGAAAGCTCAGAAACACTCATCCCTTTGATTTTACGAAGAACCTCGGGGTCTCTTAGACCCTCCTGTTCAAGGATCCCCTCTATAGCAACAACAGGGGCAGGTTCATCTTTAAGAGGACGTGTAGCGCCCGGAGCAGCCTGCGTCCTGAACCCGGCACCCATTGCCGTGTCGAAGGGCGGCATCTTTTTGTTCTTGTCCGCAAGACCCATGCCTGCCCGCATGCGGTCAAAGTACATTGACCCACCAACCGCACTTTCTGGATACCCCAAAGTCCCGAGCGTTTGCCGGGACGGCGCAGCGCGGCGGATCAATTCAAAGCTTGGATAGTCCAAACCCTCTTCACGGACCGCGGACCGCATGGCCGGAGTTTGAAGATCGTACCCCGGAGCATAGGTGCGACCCGAGAGTCGCTCCTCCACGGCGCGTATCAGCTCAGGCGACGATGCCATGATGCCGCCCATCGAACGGAGCCTTCTTCGTGCGTCCTCGGTTGCCATCACATCTCTCCGTTACTGAAACGCATTGTACAGAGCCGCACCGCCCAGCATCAGACCAGCGGCCTGACTGAACGGACTCGGCCCGGGCTGCGTTTGTGTGACCGTCGAACCCATCGGCGAACCCTGAACAACGTCGGACAAGAAGCCGACTTGCTGGTACGGGGCCATGGCGTTTTGATACTGGGTCAAACGCTCCGCCTCAAGTACGCTCTGGTCCTGCTGCTGGGTCAACGCGCCTGATTGCTGCAACATTGCGATGTCCTGCAGGTTCATACCCTGCAGCTGCTGGCCAAGGTTCGCCTGCTGCTGACCGATCTGCGCGGCCGTCTGCCCTGCGGCCAACTCCTGACCGGAAGCACCGAGACCCAACTGGCCTGCTTGAACACCCAGAGACCCGATGCCCTGACCGATCTGGGCCTGCTGACCCGCACCCTGCAACTGCGTCTGTGCGCCCTGCAGGCCCTGACCAGAGGCTTGCAGGCCGATATCTGCGGCTGTTTGACCGGCTTGGATGCCCAGCGATGCGCCCTGCATGCCCATTTGGCCTGCGGCCTGCTGGCCCGCAATGTCCTGTTGGACCTGACCAGCGGCCAGTTGTGCTCCGCTCATAATACCTTGCTGTGCCAACTGTTCCGACGACAGACCTGTTTGTGCGGCAATTTGTTCAGCCGACAATCCGGACTGCAGTAGCGCCTGTATGTTGGCCGACTGCTGGCCTGTGGCCGACAACCCGACCTGACCGGAGGCAACACCCAGCTGGCCCGCCAGCTCCGCGGCCGACAGACCTGTTTGTGCGGAAAGCTGTTCGAGACTCAGGCCGGTTTGCGCCAAAGACTGTGCGTTCGCAGCAGCAAACTGGTCCACACCTATGCCCAGCTGCGCACCAGAAAGAGCACCGGCTTGCGCCAGTTCTTCCGCGCCAAGACCCAGTGACCCAGCAGCCTGCGCTGCGGCCATCGCAGATCCCGCACCAGCCTGACCCAGCTGGCCCATCAAACCAGCGGCGGAGAGCTCGCGTTGACGCGCTTGTTCGAAGGCGTTCATTGCAGCCTGCTGCGCCTGTCCAAACCCTTGGCTGCGAAGTTGACCAGAGGCTCGCGCCTGTGCTTCCAGTATGTTTCTGGCGAGTTCCTGTTCCGCAATAGCACGACGAGACCCGCCAAAGGCTCCAGCGCCTACAGCCTGAGCACCAATCGACTGCTTTTGGATCTCGCCCTGACGGGCAAGGTCTCGCATTACCTGATCCACAACACCTTGCTCGTAGGGGTCCATGAAAGCGCCGATCTGCTCCGGCGAAAATTCACGGCCAGCACCCTCCAGTGCAGATAGGCCCGAAGTTGCCGCACCCATGCCGAACTCGCCTGCCTGCCGCAGCTGTTGTGAAGCCTGTTCTGAGAACAGACGCGCGCGATCAGCGGCCGTGGCAACACTTTCTTGCCCCGCCATCGCCTGCCGCAAAGCGTTTTCCTGTGCGGCTGTGAGACTGCCGGAAAGTGCGCTTCGTATTGGAACACCTGCGCGCCGCGCCGCATCCGCAACTGCTGCAGCGGCTTGGCTTGCCTCCGATGTCTGTTCGCCCGTGAGACCCGCTTGAGACAAGGCATTAAGCGTAGCTTGGTCCAGCTGTAGACCGCCGCTTTCTACAGCAAGATCAACGCCTTGCCGAGCCGCGCCAGAAATACCCCCCAACGTGCCCTGTTGCGCCTGCAACTGCTGCATTGCGGCGGCGATAGCAGCGTCATCATCGCCCAGAGCACCAAGCATACCAGACCGTGCCGCAGCAGCGTCAGACACGCCCCGCTCCCCGGCAGCAGTTACGGCGGCAAGACCCTGCTCCGCAGCAGACCGGCCAGTCCCCAAAAGACCCGGGATGCCCTGTACAATGTTGCCAGTGGTCCCCGCGCCTTGGCCCATGAACCCCTGACCTTGGTCAATAAGTCCCTGCGCCTGTTCCCCGAACCCACCCAAAGGATCAAGGCCCGCGGCCCGCGCAGCCTCTAGCGCTTGCGCGGTAGTGGCCTGACCAGTCAGGAGGCCTTCTTGACCAAGGCCTGCCGATGACTGCGCAAGCTGAATGGCCTGCAGCTGTTGCGGCGACAACCCTGCAACTAGATAGTCCGGGAGATTGAGCGGTGCAGCCGCAAGCGCCTGCGCCGCTTGGATCGTACCCAGCGGGGATTGGGGAATGGCGTACTGCTGACCGCCGATAAGGCCGGTGGGCACGCCACCGCCACCGCCACCGTCGCCACCGTCACCGTCGCCGTCGCCACCGGTAATCGGATCGTTCGATCCGCCAAATCCTATTGTTCCAAGGCTGAGTCTTGCCAAGTTTGCCTGCATCCGAGAGGAGAAAGGACCCGAGACCTGCTGTCCCGTAGTTGTTTCCCAAACCGAAAAGCCGTTTTCCTCATTGCCCTTTACGACGTACGCCATCAGCCACGCCCCTCAAATCGGCGCATCATCTCGTACATGCGCGCAGCCCCAGCCTCACGGTCCCCGTTCCCCGCTCCGCGGACGGCACGTTCGGTCATCACGAACTCACCGTCAGACAGCGCGGCGTCCTGAACAGGCACCCCGTTCTGATGGATGGTTGCAGGAATGGAATCGCTACGCCCGGTCCCCGGGCCTTGGATATATCCGCCCCGCGCATAGCCAGTCATACCACCCTGCTGCGCACCCTGCGCCATGTAGTAGGACAAGGCCGGAGAACTGAGGTCCAGAGGGTTGAACTGCGGAGAAGGCATACCCGGGCGAGCCATGCTCATCGGCGGCATGCCCTGCGGACCGCGGAGCGCCACCATCGCCTGCCGAGCCTGCGGCATCGAACCAATGCCCGCGGACACCGGGCCGCCGACCGCGAACCGGGGCTGAATGCCATAGTAATCCATCAACGCCTGCTGCTCGTTTTGGAACGCGGCACTTGTGACGTCAGAACCCTTGGTCGCCTGAATAATGTGCTTCGGGATCTCGGTTTTCTGCGTAACTTCTTGCTTTTTTGAGCTGCCGCCCATGGCTTAAACCCCCATACCTTGGAACATCGGCCGGTTGCCAACGCCCATACGCGCAAGGATCATGCGCTCTTGATCGCTCATAACCGGACCACCTGCGGCAAAACCGGGGCGATACGCATAACGGCGAACGTCCGGGGTCATAGATGTTTGAACCGGGGACGGCAAAGGACCGGCCGGTTGAATCGGCACGGTCGGAAGCATAGGCATGTTCGTCGCAGGGCTCATCTGCTGTACAGGCGAGGCCATCGGACCCGGGGCCGCGCCTGCCGGGGCTGTTCCAAGACCGGTTCCCAGAGCGGGAACACCCATCGGCATGGACAGGCGTTCTTGCGGCTGTTGGCGGGGAGCTGGCATCGGTGCCGCCACAGGCTGCTGTTGTCCTCCTCCGCCACCGAAAGCGCCTACAAGCTTTGCGATTTTTCCAAAGTCGAGGCTTTGCGCTGCCGTGCTTGCCGCCGCGGGTGCCGACCGGGCGGCGGCATCGGCCGCAACTGTTGATGCAGCCATTTGTGGGGCTGCAGCGGAAGCCGTTTGTGCCGCTGCCTGCGCTCCGGCCTGACCCGCTGCCTGCCCAGCTTTCGCGCCCAAGCTCCCAAGTCCGCCGAGTGCCGCGCCGCCGACCCCGCCGAGAACCGCGTTCTTTGCAGCCTCGGCCAAATCCCCGCCCGCTGCCAGTGTGCCGACCGCAGAACCAAGGGCAGCAGGTGCTGCCGCCGCGATCTTAGTGGCCAAAGCACCGCCGCCCAACAACGAAGCTATGCCGCCCGTTATCCCTGCGGTAGCAGAGGCAGGCAGCAATGTCGCAGCAAGCGATCCAAGCAAGGGGGCAAGAAGAGGCACAGGCATCACAGGTCTCCTAACGATGTGGGGCTGCGCCGGTCAAACGACGTTTGAGCCACCATATCAGATGTTTTCAAAGGTTTCCACACCATGTCGTGAATTCCCAGCATGCCCTCTCCTACAATACGATCTTCAACGTGCCGCTGTCGTTCCACACGGAACCAGACTCAAGACCAGTGGACGAGGTCGGCAGGTTCGTCAGGACTAACGTTGTATTACGGCCTTCTCCCGGGTTTTGAACCAGTTCAAGGGCCAAAGAGAAGGCACGGGTAAGCTCAGCCATGTATTCCGGACTGTACTCACGTGGGGGGACTGGAAATAATGGAATAGGTACACTACGCGACATTACCTACCTCCATCCTGCTGGATGTCCACTCGTGGCGAACCAAGACGCCACTGAACATTCCTCATGTCTGACGCAATGCGAACACGCATTTGCCGACCACGAAGCCTGAAGTACAGCTGGGAAGAACGGTCGTTCGTGGCCGAAGGGTTGTACGTGTAACCCTGTGTCTCAACCTTGTGGTACACACCGTCATTGTAGTTTCGAACACTGAGAGTAAAGTCCACCGCAGGGGTGGGCTCAGTGGACTGCATGAAAGACACATCCGGGAGTAGGCGGCGGACAAACATAAGTCGGTCGCCCTCGCCAATGTCGAACGGGCTTGACTCAATATACGAGCTGATGGGCACAGAAGGCTCCTGACTTCCGTCGTTCAAGCCAAACTCGTGCTGGTAAAGGTAGCCGTCTGAGGATGCAGAGATAGGGTAGTCAAAGACACTTTGATCTATCCATGCGGTTCTGGACAGAGATCCATAGGCCCAAGTGTTTTCTTCGTAGTTGTAAAGGACGTACTTATCCACAGACCCGCCGCCAGACACAGACGGATAAAACCACCACACCTCAGAGTGTGTGGAGTTGATGCCAGCGAATGCCTTAACAGACTGAGTCCTATTCAGGTCATCGAACACGTAGTCCCGCACAGAACAGGGGATCTTCTGGACTGCACCAGTGTAGGCGTAGAAACCGTTTTCGCCCATCCAGAACACCCTGTCCTGAACCGCAACTGCAACTCGGGGAGAAAGGATGGACGTGTTTTCGCTTATGGCCACCGCGCCAAACGTAAAAGGCGGTCCAAGGAACTGTATGTTGTACAGCGTTGTGTCTGTGAATACCAAGATCTGCTGTCTGGTTTCTACAGCGCACACAATCTCGGACCCAGAGCCAAGGCGCAACTCGCCTGCTGTGTTCGTGGCGCGGCTTTCCCAATCCGTAAGGCTTTCTTGGCTTGAAAAACGGATGATCATGGGGTCCTGAACGCCGGGGTTACTTTCCGGATCGCAGCCAAAGGCGAGTATGTGCCGGTCCCGGTCAGACACCAAGATCTGCTTTGCTATCGTCGGGGTGCTGTTGGCACCTGAAAGGCTTGAAAGCTCTACGGCCCTCGCGTTCAAACCCGCACTGAAATCCCAATAGTAGATCCCTTGATCCCGGATATTTATAAGAAGGTCTTCGCCGTAGTTGTCCTGTGTCCATGTTCTGGGGCCACCGAGCAAAAGGGCAGAGGTCGAAGCTTCACCCCAGCCACCTTCACCCCACCCACCTGCACCCCACCCAGTGCCGTTCGCGAAGGTGTCGTAACCAACATTGATCTGATAAACGGCATCCACTGCGCCGCCGTTGCCGGTATCAGACGCATTGGCTTCAACAGACAGTGTGATCTGGTACTGCGAGTCAGACAGCACTGCTGTGATCTGGTGCTCCGCGTTCAAAATATCTGCTGTAACAACCCCGCCAAGGCCTGTAGCCCCCACAAAGGTCACGAAGTCGTTTATGTTGGCCCCGTGCGAAGCGTGCGTGACGGTTAGAAGAGCACTTCCACTAGACGCTGAGAAAGGACCGCTAAGGCTGACCGTCGCACGGATTGGGGTGATGTCATAAAACGCTCCCCCATAATTGACATAGTACTTCAGATGGGTGCCCACACCCAAGTAGGAATCCCCAACCAAGGAGTTCCACGGAAACAGAGAGCGACAGGTTCCCAGAAACGTGCTGCTGGAATACCTAGCCCATCCACCAATCTGTTCCGGAAACCCTTTTGTAAAACGAACCTTGTCACAGTCGAACCATCCCCCCTCATTGCTGTAGGGGGTGATTTCCCTGTTAATACCGGGGCGAAACTGGAGCTTTTGCAGAGGCATGGCGGGTTCCTGTTCATCACGGCCAGTCTACATCACAAAGAAAATTCTGACCAGTAATCACCGAAAGGCTATCTCATCCATGACAGTTAAGAGGCAACCAAAGGTCCGACGCGCAAGTTCGGTGTCTTCTTCGCTGCTACGCGCCTCGGTCAGCCACCCTCTAACCGCCTTCCAGTCTTTGTAAACCGTATGCGCAGACGGCAGTCCGCGTTTTGCCAACGTCGGAGCCATAACCCGCCCCCCGGAACAGTGCGCCCCGTGCAGGACATATGCGGCCCCCACAACTCGCTGCCCCACAAGCTGCTGTGCAAACTGAAGTGCAGCGGCGCTGGGCCGTGGCGTAGGAAGAGCGCGAAGGTCCGCGCGCAACGCATCGTCTCGGCAAAAGTCGGCGGGCAGATCAAGGTCCACAACGCTGTGCAGCGCCTTGAAAGACCAGAGCCAATCTGCCCACTCCTGCTCCGTCACATTGCCTTGCGACATGCGAGCGCCGAAAGGGTGCTGTTCGCATGCGTGGTGCAAGTCCTTTGTGGCGTCGTAAAGGGACATGATTATGGCCAATACACACTTAGATCATAGTCCACCGGAATAGGGTCCATCGCCTCAAGCACATCGGAAGCTGCGCGGATCGCCGCGATCTGGTTCCAGATAGCTTCACCCGCCGCCCATGCAGCCGCCTCTTCCGGTGTCCAGTTGGCCTCACCCGTCTTGGCAAGTTGCGCTGCCTGAGCCGTCAGATTGCGCTGCTTCCACTCAGGGCAGATCGCAATGATGCGGCGAAATGCTTCTGCTTTGACCATTTCAGGCGTTGCCGGAATGTCTGCCACTGTCCAGCCGAGGGTCCAGACGCCATCGACAAGTGTTGGCAGGTCATTGCGTGTGGCGCGTTGCCATTTATCAGTGGCTGGTCGATCCAGAACTGTCACCGGATAGACATTATATTCCGCCAAGCGTTCATCAGGTATGTTCTTGGGGAAAGAGATGTTCGGGTTATCACGACGCAGTTGCCCGATTGTGTAATTCTCGGGGTGGCCGTTTGTTACTCTCACGTACATCTACAAGTCTCCTATGCTGATCCTGCCGGACCACGAAAGCGTAATCAGTTTCGTAGAATTTGCAAAGACGCTCGGTGCAATACCAAGAGACCCGGTATCAATAACGGACTGATCAACCAGACCTGTCACCCGGTTCCACTTCGCTGCTCCGAAATCTTGAGCGCCCAGTGTTGTGAACGTCTCACCGTCTGGGTGCAGGAGGAATGTCCTAGCCACCAGTGACGCATTGAACGCTGAGAGACCGTAGGAGTTGGCCCCAGACGCGTATACGAAGGCTGGTGCGCTGGGCGTAGACACGTCAACTCTAAGCATCGCGTACTCGTCGCCGTGCGGTATTGTGGTGAATACCTCGTCTCCGGTCTTGGTTATACAGTAGGCGACCGGAATTTGTGAGCCGGACAGGCTAGCCCCGGTATAAAGGGATGCAATTGGTGACAACGCACTTCCCTGAGTGCGGCCCGCCAGATTGTAGACCTCGAAGTACATGCTACCAGAACCACTTCCGTTCGAGCCGGAAACGGTGTACAGATAGTCTCCATCAAGCAGGGCCGTGCTGGACTCGGACGTGTTTGTAGTGAGGTGCGAGGGGCTGGCGGGGTTCGTGACGTCAACCTCCCAAGAATACTTATACCCGAAGGCAAACACAGAGTTTCCGTACTTCAGCACTTGGTCGGCGTAGAGTTGCGTGGACGGAAAATCGACGCTCCCTGCAATCGTCGGAGTGCTACCGCTGATGTCGAACACGTACAGTCTGGTGGTCGTACTAGTAGGTGCAAGCGTCGTGTAGAGGTAGTTCCCGTCGATCACTGGTTTCCCGACGGAATAGTTCAAAACCCCCTCGCTCACAGTTAGATCGCCCGTCCGACCCAAGAGTGCGGGGGATGCTTTGTTCGTGACGTCATACTTCGCCAAGGTCAGCAGGCCGTTCGTAGCGTCTAGCTCGAAAGCGTAGAGTGTGTTTCCGTCCGCGCTTACAGCTATCTCTTCGATCCTGATGCTGGCGTACCCGACGCTCCCCACCAGCGACAAGCTACTCAGATCAGACGCGTCAAAAATCTTCGTCGTGTTGTACTCGGGCATGAAGATGTACTGGCCCCTGACGTCCGCCGGAGTATTGACGAAAGTACCCTTCCATTCGCCTTCTGGTGTAGCTGGAACAATCCCCTCAGACGATCCAGTAAGTATGTCGAACACCTCGTAAGACGAGTCATATCTATTCGTCACATACAATTTTTCGTTCGTGGCGTAGGAGTGTGGCGTGTAAGCGAAAGTCACCGAATTGATGTGCGTGATGCTGCCCGGTGTAGACACGTCGAAGACATGAGCGGTGGTATTGGAGGACATGTAGAGTTTGCCGTCCCGAACGTGCTGGGAAAATTTCACGAGGCCGGGGTAACCCGAAAATATATGTCTGTCGGTCTCTGCCCCAGTGTTCAGATTGATTACGGCAGTTACAAAATCTCCAGTCGAAGAGTCACGATATGTGAGGTAGGCATAGGTTCCCGTACTCTCTATCGCGATCCCTTGGTCGTAGTTCATAGTGCTGACAGGCGCACTCTTTGACTCTTCTTGCTGCACTCTACCGCTATTTAGACGGAAGCGGCGCGCATAAATCCGATCATCAACGTGGTTGAAATACGCCACCCACTCGCCTGCGGAGGCGACGTTATTCCTGACGTTGCTGAGCCCGTTTCCCAGATTTAAGAGGTACTGATCCTCCTCGTCGATTACCTGCTCCGGGGTGTTGACCACAAGATACTGTCTATTGTCGTCGCTGTCATAGATCGCCGCTGCGACAGCTTCTTCCCCCGTTGTCAGAACGAAAGCAGCCATCTCCGCATTGAGAAAGGTGATAACAGAACCATCGACCTGATCGAGCACAGCGACCTTCGCACCCGGCGAACCTGTGGAGACGTCAATAGCCGAAACCCGGTAGTGGTGAACATTCAGGTCGTCGTTCCGGTAAACAGGCTCAGTGAAATAAACGTACTTTTCCCCGACAGCCCAGCGTTTGTAATAAGCAGGAGGGACAAGGGAAAGGGCAAACGACTGACTGCCCCCACCGCCACCACCAACGGTCCCGCCCGCACCTTGAGCCTTGTGCCACAGCATCAGGAACCGTCCCCGACCAGCGCGCCGTAGAGCGTTGTGCCGACCTTCCAGATCGCAATGACCGTGTAGCCAGTAGTCGCAAGCGTGGGTGCTACGCCACCGTTGTTGACCCAAGTCATTGTGGGCCATGTGATCGTGTAGGCTGTACCATCGTCAACCATCAAGGTGATCGCCTCGCCAGCGGACAGGCTGTCAGTTGGCGTCGAATTGCCTGTCAGCGTCCACGTCTGGATGGAGCCATTTGAGGGGTCCAGAGCGGGGGTGGTGCCGCTGACCGTGTAGACATCCTCAAGAATGGTGCCCGTGATGGCAGGATCGACTAGGGTCTTGTTCGTCAACGTCTGAGTGCCCGTCAGGGTGACATCCCCGGCCCCGGCAGTGATCCAGTCGTAGTCTGTTCCTGTCCAAGACAGCACCTGACCGGAAGTTGCAGCGGAGGTGTTGAGGTGAGCGTCCACCGCAGCGTCGTCATAACCGCTTGACACCGCGATCCAGTCGTAGTCTGTTCCTGTCCACGACAGCACCTGACCGGAAGTTGCAGCGGAGGTGTTGAGATGCGCGTCCACCAAAGGATCGACATTTGCCGCATCCGTGACATCAGCCCCCGCCTCAATTCCAGACAACTTACTTGCCTCGGCTGTGGTGTAACCTTGGTAACCTGCGGAATACGTAATCGCCAAAGTGCCAGAGGCCGTAATAGGCGAACCTGAAACCGAAAAGCCCGTAGGCACTGTGGCGGCAACAGATGTGACGGTGCCACCCCCGTCTGTAATCCAGTCGTAATCACTGCCTGTCCACGACAGCACCTGACCGGAAGTTGCAGCGGAGGTGTTGAGATGCGCATCTACAGCGGCGTCGTCGTAAAGCGTCGGTTTGTTTATCAGGTCCGTATAAGACCCACTGGTCGCGACAGCAGCGAGCGTAGGTGTGTCGCTCAGGTCCGTATAAGACCCACTGGTCGCGACCGTCGCCAGTGACGATGTCAGAGTGTAGTTGTTCTCAAGGTACGTCTTGACCGCATACTGTGTCGGGGCCGTGTTGCCATCTGCAACCCCCGTGGAGGCGTTGAGGTCTGTGTTGTTACTGACTTCCAGCAACTGCACACCAACTGATGTTTGACCGCCGTCTCTGGAGAACGGGCCAATCGCATTCAAGCCGGAGATATTGAAGCTGTCCGTGTTGATCGTCACCTCACCAGTGGTGCCGTTCACAGAGAACTGCTGGCCAACGCGGAAATTACCCAGCTGGTCGGTGCTTGAGTAGAACACCCGCCCACCGTTTAGCTCAACAATCTCATTGGCTGGAATGGGTTCACCGCCGTTAAACGGAAGCGCCAGATAGTTGGTCCCAGCACCGACATATTCCATCGTGTGGCCAGAGGTGGAAACCTGACTGCGTTGGTAAAAAGAGACCGTCTCGCCACCAGATAGCGCCCCGCTCAATGTTGGGTAAAAGGTGACCGTATAGCCGCCCGTTGTCGGAGCTGCGCCGGTAATGGTGTACGTGTTGCCGTCAACAACAAGCACCTGACCTTGAGCGGGACGGTTTGAACTGCCGATAGTGTTCGTCGTAAGAGCGGTAACAACGAAGTTGTTCTCATCCGCAGACTGCGCAGACGCAGTGCCGGTATAGATGGCCGTTGGAGACTTCCCGTCCGCCACAATACCCTGCGTACCAAAGTCCGTGGTCGAATTGGACAGGTTGACCTGACCGCCGTTCGCTGCCTTGACGTGAAAGCTGCAGAAAGTTCCAAAGAACGAAACCAACTGTGCGTACGCATTGTTCGTCACCAAGCAACCCGGACCGTCGAGGTTGATCTGTGTGTAGCTGTCAACGACCATTGAGCGAATGGGTGAGTTAGACGCGCACTCGTCGCCATCCACCAGCATACCGCCGCCGGTGGTGCCGTCAGATGTTGATCCAGCAACACCAGAGTCATCCTGAGCGGTGTAGCTTGTGCAGTTTTGGATATATGGAGACTTGAATATGTATGCCCCTGCGTCTGCCGCACCAATGCTGGTATTGTCCGCAGAAGCGTTAAACCGCACGGCCCACGCCCCAGCCTGATGGCCTGCGAATGTCATGCCGGTCAAATACGCACCAGAGTCGACCAAGAACATGCTGTTGGTGTTCGTCGCCAAGGTAGGCTCAATCTGCGTCACGCGGAGACCGGCACCAATTATGCTCACGTCACGTGGAACAACCATCGGGCAGACTTCAGAGAACGTTCCGGGTCCGACACTCACCACCCCACCTTGCGCAACCAAGGAAAGGGCGTGCTTTAGTGTGCGAACAGAGGTGTACGGCTGGAAGCCGTCGTTCGTGTCATCACCATCCACAGACACCCAAATCAGGCTGCTGCTATTCAGTCCAAACTGCAAGGTAGAGGAGTCTGTGACATTGACGACAGCGGCCCCTGCGCCGCCGCCATTGGCGTACACGATGGCACTCTTGCCTGCCGAAAGCGTTACGTTGCCACCAGAGCCCTGTGTCAGAACCACTGTCTGGTCAGTGGTGTTTTTGACAACGAAGGTCTTCTGCTGGTCAGAAGGGCTAATCGTGACAGTGTTCGTCCCACTGGGCGACCCTGCAAAAACCAAAACAGCGTAATGACCGTCTGACAGACTGCCGTCCACCGTGTTCAAAGTGTGGGTCGTTCCAGATAGCGTGATCGTTCCCACACCATTGGTCATACGGTCGATGATCTGAATGTTGGTGTTGGTTGTATCCCCCCAGAGGCCAGCCTGTTCCCCTGTGGTGATCAGCTCAAGACCGCTGTTCGACGTGTATGTGCTCGCCATGGATTACACCCTCATGCAATTCGGACAACGGCTGTGGACGAATCCGCTGTCGGCATAACAACAGTAAAGTTCGAAGCCGACGTGCTTTTGTCCGCGCCAAAATCAAGTACGGCCACAGCAGGATTGCCCGCAGCCGATGAGTTATAGATCAGCGCACCTCGGGCCGTGATCGTTGCCGATGCCCATGTCACGTCAGCAAAGTCAGCAAACGCCGTGGTGCCCGTGGATGTGGGATCTACATTTGTCAGCGCCGCACCGCCCGCCGTGTACCCTGTGCCACTTATCTCGTTTGTCGAAGAATAGGCCGTTGTTGTGGCGTCCAACGTCGCTGCGCTTGTGTACAGCGCTATCTTAAAGGTATCCCCGCCAGACGCCGAAAAGTTATGAACGCCCTTCAGGAGTTCCACCTTAAAGGAGGTGCACATATAGTTGCCGGAGAAAGCCATCTCGTCGTTTCCTTATGTACGCGGCGTCCGCAACCTGCCGTCACGATAATCTGTAGACGGCTCAAGGCCCTCACCAAGATTCTTCATTCGAAGCAAGGCTTCCATAAACCGGTTGTTGTACAAACCAACCATGTCAGGTTCCCCCTTCATGAAAGTATACGCCTCCACAAGCGAGCCGTACAGTAGTGCCATCTCAGCATTTTGACTTAGCCAAGTCGTGCCGCTGTCTGCGTCAGCAGTCAAGCTGGTGGGCCGGTACAAGTACTGCAGATCAGCGGTGTAGGCTGCGTCAGGAGTGGGCGACAAAATGAACGTGCTAAC